GCGGGCTGCCGTGGGCGCTGCCGCCCTCTAAACACTCGCACGCCTCGCCGTCGTGGTCACGGTCAAGGCTGGTATTGCCGCCGTGTTCGTCGTGGTAGCGCTGCGCCTCCTCCTGATTGATGAAGTCGCTACACCGCACCGCGTAAACAGAGGGGATAGTTGCAACAAGCACCAAAGCCAATATTGTTTTCATATTTTTCTCCTTTATCTTAACATTACTGCATACATCAACTGGCTGTTCATAGTAAGCACAGTCACCTCACTTTGCGGCAATGCCCGCGTACAGAATGACCTTTGCGTGTGTGGGGCGATACCCACGTCTGCCCAGGCGGACAGATGCCCCGCGTGCGGCGGGTCGGGTGGCGGTAGATGCTAGAATTTTGCTATTCATACGGCGCGATTGGAGAAAATATCCCTGTTTTCGTCATTCTTCGTTGATGCTGGAACTGCTCAATCGCTTCTATCGGATTTATTTGCAAAAAATCAATACTACCAAAAATTTCTCTGGTAAATTTCACGCTATACAAATATTCATTTTCCACTTTGTTTGTTGTTTTGCTTATTCTTTGTGAATAGCCGGATAAAATTATTTCGTTGCAGTATGGGAGGGCGGAAAATATATGGCCTGCGACTTTGAAAGCGATGCCGTGTATATGCAAAGCGTAATCTTGTCTTAACCTCTGTTGCGTCTTGTTTTTTATAACTAGAGTTTTCTTATCTTCAGAATATGCCACATCATCCTGCGGCATATCTTCAATTTCTGGCAGGTCTATATCTACGTGAACAATGTTGCCTCCAATCTGGAAAGAACACTCTGTTTCTCTAGGCCATTCTAATCGTTGCAGCTCAATTTCCAAGGCTATCTGAGCTAACTCGGGATTCTCGCCTAGGCTGCTAGAGTTGTTTTTTATTTTCTCTAAAGATTCATAGAATTTCTTTTTTGCCTCTCTCCATTGATTGAAATCTTTTTCCCACTCAATTAAATCATTTTTATATAGGCTATTTATTTCTTGCCTGTCGTCTTCCCATTTTTGGAGTGATTCATTGAACTCATCCTGCTGCCGCTCAATATCTTCGCGCAGTTCTTTCCGCCTTTGGGGTAATATTTTATCAAACATGGTGCTTTTAACAGGAGGTGGCGGGGTCGGGCGAGCAGGAAATATGGGTTCTTCTGGCCTGCGGGGCGGAGAAACGTTGAACTTGATTTCAGAAAAATCAGGGGATTTATTGATAGGCGGCGTGAGGACATGAATTTTTGTGATTGCCTCTTGGTGTTGTCTGTTGATTTCTATTATCCCCTGCATCCATCTGGACAAGTCCGCTGGCCGTTTTTTGCGGATGGCTTCATGATATTTTTTTTGCAACTCGAAGCCGAACTCGTCGAAAAAAGACATCTCGCCCTTGTGGTTGAAACCAAATACCACGGAGTTAAAATTATTTTCTGTTGTGCTTTTGCGCTCTCGTTCTGCTGTTTTCTTTGTTGTATTGCGCGATGACAAAATACGCTGGCGATAAGATAAACCAGTCCCAGGGATACCAATATTCAAGAAGGTACCTTGTTTACCAATCCCTATTGATGCCCCCCTAGGCCCAAGAGTAGTGCTGACGCCGCTCTTGGATATATTTACTCGCACACCGGGGAGTAGTTTGATAGATTTTCTAAATCTGAATCCCATAAATCACCGCCTTTTAACCACCGCGCCAAACAACTTTACCCAGCACGCAAAAATCTTGTTCACTTTTTATATCTTCAAAATTGACCAGCATGGGTGCATATTTTTCATTACGGCTGATGATACTTATTCCATCTACATGGTTGCGTAATTCTTTTACGTAACGCCGTTTGCGGTACATGATGGCATAAACATCGCCATCCATGATTTCAGTATCGCTGGCATCAACAATAATGGTGTCGTGATTGTAGAGATACGGCTCCATCGAATCGCCGCGCACATACATTGCCCGTAGGTTATCGGGGTCAAGGTGGCGCGCCTTGAACCAGTTTCTTCTGAAATATAACGGGTCATCATCATTTTCGCGGACTACCCAATCCGCATTGCCGCCACCTGCTGAGGCAATGGCATCGTAACGCATGATGCGAATGTGTGAGTCTGTCGGCGGGTGTTTTTCATCCAGTTCCGCAACGTGTTTTTGCTGCGGAATGAGCGGCAGCGCGGACGCCTCATCTGTCGTGCCTTCTGTGCCGTACAACAACCAGTCAGGGTCACATTGCAAAATTTCTGCCAAGGGCAGTAAATATTTGGCTCCGGGGACGTTTACACCTGATTTCCAAAGAGAAATTGTGCCACTTGTCGCTCCGGTTGCCCGTGTTATATCCACTCCCTTTATGTTTAACTCATTCATTCTACTGGTTATTCTTTGAGCAACACTATCTGTTGTGGTCATAAGGGTCTCCCGTCTGTTTTCTTTGTATTCTAAGACTTTTTAGTCTTATTAACACAAGAAATCTTGTAAAAATAATCTTGTTGCGATAAGATTTGGATAAGACTTGATAGGAGGACGAATGCTCAAGAAAGATGTTGTTGCCTACTTCGGCAACCTGAATCGCGCACAAAAGGCGATAGGGCTGAGAAGCTCTGGCTCGGCGTACCTGTGGGGCGAGCGTGTCCCGGAACGCTCTGCCATACGGTTTGACCGTATCACAAAGGGCGCGCTGCGCTACAGCCCAGCCGATTACGTGCAGCTCCCTAATGATCCAGTACTCCCAGAAAAACCTGCCGAGCAATCGGAGGCCTGACCGTGGGCGCGAATCAAGAAGAAAGCAGGCTGCTGCTGCGCCTGCCGGGCGCGCTCAAGGAGCGGCTGAAAGCACAGGCAGAGAGAAACCGGCGCTCGCTCAACAGCGAGATTGTCGTGATTTTGTCGCAATCCCTTTGTGAACAGGGGTCAATTTCCAACACCGGAGAAGAGAAATGAACTTACTGGAACCTATCGACGCCCGCGATTTTGCGGAAATCAAACGCGAAAACAACGGGAAAGAAGTGATTGCCGCCTTGAATATTATCAAGGCAGCGCACCGGGAGGGGCTGAATTTGGGCGCGCTTGTCCGCAACCTGACTGCGCTTGGCACGGGAAACGGGGCGCCCTTTGGCATTTATCCGTTCAAGGATTGATTGTGCTGCCGTTCCAAATCCTGAATCAGGTTGAACATGCCTTTGACAACCTGAACGTACTCATCCCGCTCATAAGTAACCGAGCTTGGCAGTTCCCTTCTGGTAAAGGCGAGGTAATGCTCTTCGCCGATGGCGGCTTTGTTGATTCTGAATTCTGCCATGGCAACGGCCAGCTTCATTTTTTCTTCAAAGTTCATGCCGAGCTTCCTTGTGTTGAGGATGGTATCAGCATGATAGCAGAAAAGGCAACGGGGCGTTGCAAGCAAAAAAAATGCCGCCTGGAAACTGGGCGGCAAGTACATGCGAGGTTTGATTATGCCTAATTTACAAACTTTTGACAAGCGCGTCCTGACGATGACCAGCCGCGATATTGCCGAGCTGGTCGAATCCCGTCATGACGACACCAAGCGGTCTATCGAACGCCTTGCCGAGCGCGGAGTTATCGAATTACCGCCATTGGCGGAAATTCCCACGGCGACTAAGCCCGTGCAGGTTTATGTCTTTTCCGGCGAGCAGGGCAAGCGCGACAGCATCGTCGTCGTCGCGCAGTTGTCGCCGGAGTTTACCGCGCGGCTGGTTGACCGCTGGCAGGAGTTGGAGGCGCAAGTCGCCATGCCCGCCGTGCCGCAAACATTGCCGGAGGCGCTGCGTCTCGCCGCCGACATCGAGGAGCAGCGGCTGGTATTGGCAGCCAAGATTGAGGCAGACGCGCCCAAAGTCGCCTTTGCCGAGCGCCATGCAAACGCCGATGGCTGGTGCAGCATCCGCGACGCCGCCAAGCAATCCGGCATCCCGGAGCGCAAGTTTATCAGCTTGTTGCTGGCGGACGGCTATGTGTACCGCGCGCAGATGTCCGGGCGTCTTATCCCCTACGCCGCCACCATTAAGCGCGGCTTCATGGACGTGCGCGCCATTACGACGACGCGCGCCGACGGCTCCGAGAAGGCGTTGCAGCAAACGATGGTGTTGCCCAAAGGGTTGCAGCATTTTCAGGCGAAGTACGGGGAGGTGGCGGCATGAGTTGGTCTTACGGGATGCCGGAACACGGCAAGTTTGTTGCCCTCTATGACGACGGCGACGGCGCTGCGTTCTTCCGTTGGGATGACGACGGCACGCTGTTTGACGGCAAGGGTTATGTGTTGGGGACGTTCGACGGGGTGGCGCTACTGGCCTACCTGGCGGAGTCCGGGTTTTATGGCTGGCAGGCATTGCCGGAGGGCTTTGTGATGTTTTGGGAGGCGGTATGAGCGGGATTTTGGGCGCGGATTTTCGTGAGGTGATTCGCGGGCGCGTGTGCGTGGACGGGGTGCTTTATTCGCATCCTGATCTGGCGGTGCATGAGGGCAAAGAGGTCAGGATTGAACGCACTCCCATGCGGGGTGATTTGCTTGCCATAGTGCCGTGTTGTGCGCATTGCAATCATGTGATGTTTTTGAAGGTGGTGCAGTCATGAGTAACGGGTTTTTGAGCAGGGACGATGAGATTTCTTATTCACCTTTGTTGGCAAGACAGTTGGGTGTACAGGCGGCAATTTTGGCAAGTCAAATTTTGAAATGGCAGAAGGACAACCCGTTGGGTGCGCGCAAGAGATTAGAAACAATGTCAGCAGAGACTGGACTTACGGTAAATGAGTTACGTACCGCACGCCGCAAGTTGCGTGAAGCTGGAGTGCTGACAGAAATGCGGGGGGATCGTTGTGTGTACTACCGGATTGACGAGCTGTCGCTGCGGGCAGAATTGGACAAGGTGATGTCATGAGATACACAACCCGCATCAACAATGTGCGCGCGCTGGAATGGGGCATCAATATGACGCAGGCGGCGTTGTTCGACCTGATAAACGAATGCGCAAGCTGGGCAAGCACAGTCACCATTAACGGTGTCACTTTCTACTGGGTAAGCCGACAACTGGTTATTGAGGAATTGCCGCTGGTCTTCCGCAAGGAGGATGCTGTTTACCGCACCTTGAAAGTCCTAGAAGAGAAAGGGCTGGTCGAGACGGCCAAGATGGACGGGCGCGACTATGTGCGCATCACCCCGGAAGGTGCGAAGTGGAACAGCCATGATGTACCCGAAACCGAGCCTCGGGAAAATTCCCGAGATGTTCGGGAAAAAAACCGAAACCCTCGGGAAAATTCCCGAAATATCTCGGGAAAAAACCCGACAGATAAAGATATAAATAATCAACCTACAAATCAGGGTACAAATCAGTTTGGCGTGCCCGCGCGCGACCCCGCCCCCCGCGAACCATCATCCGAAATTCCCAAGCCACCCCCTGCCAAGCTGGAGAAGTTCGACGCTTGGGCGGTGTTGTCCGACATGGGCGTTGAGCGCAAACACTTCGACGCATGGATGCAGGCACGGAAGCGCAAGCGACTTTCGTCGCCGATTGACGAGGTGGCGTTGGGTGCTTTCCTGCGCGAAATCGGCAAGGTCGGCCTGTCGGCGCAAGACGCGGCGCGAATGTGCGCCGAGAGGGGCTGGGGCAGCATCGAGTCCAACTGGGATTGTTTCAAGCAACGCACCCCGCAGCGCGGCAACACCTTCGAACACCAAAGCAGCGCGGAGCAGTACGCGCAGGAACAGGCGGCGCGGATGCGTCCGCAGATTGCGGCGATGTTTGCCGCTAAACGGGAGAAACGTGATGACTGAGCAGGATTTTGACCAATTCTCGGCGGTGATGGCTGCGCTGTGCGAGTACTACGGCAAGCCGAAACTGAGCGACATGGCGGTGGGGTTGTACTTCGGCGCACTACTGGAATACCCGCTGGCCGATGTGCAGCAGGGTTTGACGGCGCATATCAACAACCCCGACAGCGGGCAGTTTTTCCCGAAAGCAGCGGATGTGATTCGCGCGCTGGCGGGCAGTAGCGAAACCCGCGCTTCCGCCGCTTGGGCGAAAGTACGCCACGCCATCGAACGCGTCGGCCACATGCCGAGCGTGGTGTTCGACGACGCGGTAATCCACGCGGTGGTTGCCGACATGGGCGGCTGGGTGCAACTGAGCACGATCACCTACGATGAGCTGCCTTTCCGCGAGCGCGATTTTCTGCGCTTCTACCGCGCCTATATGGGACGCGATTTGGGGGATTACCCGCGCAAGCTGGCCGGTATGGCGGAAACCGAAAACTCCGCCGCCGGTCATGCCGTCGCCGAGCCGCAGCTATTGGGGGATGCAAAGAGGTGCCTTGCGGTGATGCAGGGCGGCAGTGACAAGCCGCGTCTCACAGTGCAGCCGTTATCGGCTCTGCCGCAGGAATTGCGCGGTGTGCTGAACGACCTGCGTGGAAGCAACGATGATTTTGGAGGTGCCGCATGATGCAGGGCTACCGAAACCTTCCGGGGCGCTATGACGTGGTGCCGAAGGCAGAACGCAAAATGCTGTGGGGTTTCCTCTTCCACGGCCAGACAGCGATTTTGCATCCGCGACACTGCCAGCAAATCCTGGTGTGGTTCCAGCTTTGGCGACGCGGGCGGTCTTTGTTGCCGATGATTGAACCGAAGATTATCAGCTGGGCAATGGACAGGGCGCTGGCCGCGTTGGACGAAGGAGGCGAGACATGACCGGCGCCATTCTGCGCAGGCTGCGCGAGCACTACGGATTTACCCGTGGAGACGTTGCGAGGGCTGCCGGGCAGCATCCTTGCTGGATGGTGGCGGTGGAGAACGGCGGCAAATCGTATTCCGCCGAAGCCAAGCATAATCGTCGGCAACGCCGGAATTTTGCCACCTATATCGGTGCGCTGCGGGCGCTGAAAGCACGGAGGGTCAAACGATGACCGGCGAGATATTGCAGCGGTTACGCGAGGCTTACGGCCTAGAACGCAAGGACGTGGCAGAGGCTCTGGGCAAAACATGCTACGCCGTAACGATGTGGGAGCTGCGCGGGCGGTCGTGGTCACGCGAAAGATGCCGGGAGACGCGGCACAGGGTGGGGGCAGACTGGCAAACGCGCTTTGGCCTGTACCTTGATGCTTTGCGGGCGTTGCGTGGCAAGCGCACACGCAAGTTGCAGTTTGTGTTTTGCCCGCCGCCCGGTGCGACACATCAGGTTGAGCGGCAGGGCATCAAGGAGTGGGCGCGCATTGTCCCGATGTACGGCACCCTGCGTGGCTTTGCATGGTGTGGTGGCGAATGGATAAGGGCAGCATGGGTGGAAAGTAGCAACACGTTTCAAACGGAGCTGCTTGCTGCCCGTCTGCCGATGCAAAGGCGCAAGACGGCGCCAGTGCAGGATGCCACAAACACCTACCACGACACCTTGAGAGAAAGGGGATGGTGATGACTTGGGAAAAGTGGGCAACTTACGCGCAGACACAAATTAGCGTCGCCCTTGACTGTGCAGACAACAGGAAGGAGGCGGACGGGCTACTGGCCTATGCCGCCGAAAGTATCGAGAGAGCAAGAACAGAATTGAGGGGTGGGGAATGTCCGATTGGCAGTTAATACACGGTGAGGCATTACAGGCGTTGACTGCCATGAAAGAGCCGGTGGATGCGGTTATTTGCGACCCGCCTTATTCATCGGGCGGTTTCGCACGCGATGACAAGAACAGGACGCCAGACCAGAAATATACACAGCACTCTGCGCAGGGCAAACGCCCCAATTTCGGCGGCGATTCACGCGACCAGCGTAGTTATCTGTTGTGGTGCAGCCTGTGGATTGAGGAATGTATGCGTCTGTTGCGTCCTGGTGGATATTTCCTTGTTTTCACCGATTGGCGGCAGTTACCGGTAATGACGGACGCCGTGCAGGCCGGTGGGGTTTTCTGGCGCGGCTTAGTTGTCTGGGACAAGGGTGCTGGCTCCCGCGCACCACACAAGGGTTATTTCAGGCACCAATGTGAGTATGTGGTGTGGGGGACAAAAGGCCCTGCTACGGTCGCCGAACACGATGGGCCTTTCCCCGGCTGTGTGCAGGCAACGGTGCGGCAGGCGGACAAGCATCACCTCACAGGCAAGCCGACGGCATTGATGGAGGAACTGGTGCGCTGTGTGCCGCCGGGCGGGTTAATCCTTGACCCGTTTGCAGGCAGCGGCACAACAGGTGTCGCTGCGCTGAAAACGGGGCGGCGGTTTATCGGGATTGAGCGTGAAGCCGCTTATGCGGCGATTGCGGAAGAACGCCTGCGCGGTGTGGCACGGGATGACAAAAGGCAAATAGAGCTTTTGCGGAGGTAGTGATGAAGCGGTTGTTTGTCCTGCGCGGGCAGGATGAGGTGTGGCGCAACCTACTGCGCGAGATGGGCGAGCGTCTCAAAGACGGCAAGGCGCTTGCGATCGAGGTGGACGACTACAAGTCCAACCGCTCCAAGGCGCAAAACGCGGTTTTCCACATGTGGGCGAGCGACGTCGCCAACGCCACCGGCGAGGCCAAGCACGGTGGCCGCCTTAAGTTGCAGTATTTCGTGCCGGTGCTATTGCGCGAGGATGCGAAATGGGCGTGGGTGTGGCGGCAGACGGGGGCGCGACTGTCCTACGAGCAGCAGGTGGAGTTTTTGGGCGAGCCGAATGTGCTGGGCAGCACTAGCCGCTGCACGGTGGCGCAGTTCGCCGAGGCGTTGGACGGGCTGTGGGCGGGCGAGGCGCATTTGGGTTTGCGCAACCCGCAGGATTTTGGGCTGGATTGGAGGGTCAAATGAAGAAGATGAAAGGGTTTGCTCTAGTGATGGCGCAGTTTGCGTTCGGGATGTCTGCGGCGAGCATGACTTTTGCGGCTGGGTTTGCAATGCACGCAAACGAAGAAAGGGTGAGGTTGTTTTTGGCGTTGTCTGTTTGCGACGCCTTGATAGGCGTGATAAGTGCTCTCGCCGCAGGGCTAATGGGGATTTGGAATGATTAAACGCACGCCTGCCGATGAGGCGTTTTCCCGTTGTGTGCGCGAGCGGTCGAATTATGTTTGCGAGCGCTGCGGCAAGGTGTACGACCGCAGCAGCATGGGGCTGCATTGTTCGCATCATTTTTCACGCAGTAATCGCTGCATCCGCTGGTGTGGCGACAATGCAATGGCGCTCTGTTTCGCCTGTCATGCGTGGTACGGCGGCAATCCGGTGGATTCGGGGGCGTGGCTGCGCGGCAAACTCGGCGATGGGGTGATCGGAATCCTGCGCGAGAAGATGGCGCGGC